ACAATACCACCATCGGCAACGAAGTTGGATAGTATCGTCATATCGGGGGCAACGTAAGAGTCAATCTCCCAGTTGTACGCAAGCTCCCTCATCTTTTCTGCGCCACGCTGAAAGAACAGAACGCTTTCATTGGCAAGGACGGCTTGTACGTCGGCACTGCCGTAAGTCGATTGCTGTTGAGCAATTATGTTGGACGGTGTTAACGGTTCGTCTGTGCCGCCATCTATCGTCCACTCTGCACCTGAAGTACCGATAATCAACTTGTCCTTGCCTATAATCCATTCAATAACATTGACTTGCCTTGATGATAAAGTAAATATAATTGCATCATCGTCGTTTGTGCCGGACTTCATATTGTTGTAATCGCTCGTTACCGAGCCCCATATAGTGTCGGGCTGACTTATATTGCCGCCAAACACAAGCCTATCATCAAAGAAAGTTACCGTCCGAGGCCAACCCCTGTAATTACTCCACGCACTCTCAGACCATTTATAAGTAGGGCCGGTTGAAGCAAGGGTGGTAAGAACCCTTCCGGTCGCAGACGTAGTAGATGCAACGGATGTTATCTCCACAATTCCTATATGCTCGGTCTGGTCAGTCGAAAAATATACTTCACAATCTTCGGCAGCATCACCGGTCGCCGTCAAAATACACCTGTAAGAAGCATCGCCCAAATCCTCTGTGCCCGTAGTCGAAACGTTACGGTCGTCGCTACTGCTAAATTCAAAAATTGCTTCCCATCCGTCGGCGTCGTGTGCCGCGCCTATAGTATAGTTTCTCTGTACTTCCAGTGTACCATTCCACGTCCCGTTAGTAATCAGAGTCCACGTTGCGCCCTTGTAAAGAGTGCCGCAATCCATCCAGCTTGTATTCTCTACCTGACTGTTTGTATAATTATCTTCCAAGTCCGTATGGTATTCCAGTTCGCTAAGTGGGTGGACAAGTTTGAATAATGCCCCTGTCTGACTCTTTGAAGTAGGCTCGGAACCGCTCGGCAGGTGGCCTGAAATTGTTCCGGCGACAAACGGCGAACAGTTAGTGGCGGTGAGTATAACTGTACCTGTGGTTGCAGAGGCAGCTATTGTTTGGGTCGCGTCTGTGTTCTGGTCTCTAAATGGGCCGTTTTGGGCATTGAAAACGTCCAATGACCACGAATTATTGGCATAGCGGGAGAGCTTTCTCGTTTCATAATCGGGATGAGTTATATAAAGAACGTCGGCTGACTGTTCGTATTTCAATTCAAATAAATCCGCAGTCAGGTAAGGTGTAATTATTTCGTAAGGAATTCCATTAGTAAGCGCAGCTACTTCGCTTGCTGTTAAGACATCTTTGAATATGGCTACGTTGTCAATCTTATCCGCCCAAATATGGTCTAACCCACCGGCAGAGTTGGCATTTGCACCAATTCGCAGTTTGGCGGTGGTACTTTCCATTCCAACATAAGTGCTCACATCAGCCGTCGTCGTATCGACGGCAGAGCCGTCAACATAAAGAACTACCCCGTCCGTTGCCGAACTGCCGCCCTCACTGTTGTATGTCATAACTACGAAATGCCAGCCCACACTCAGGGCATCGTCAGTAACTACGGTTGGATACGAACCACCCAAATCTTCCGTACCCACCCCATAGTTATAAAGTGAAAATATCTCAGCAGCCGTTAAGGTTCTCTTAAACAATGCTACGTTATCTATTTTGTCCTGAAAGAAATTCGTAAGGGCAGGCCCTACACCGTACTTGGCACCGATAACCACCTTAGTTCCACCATTTACCATCTTGGCATAAGCCGCATTATTGGTTTTAGTTGCATCGACCGACTTACCATCAACGTAAAGCGTTGCATAGTTCATCGCCGTTGCACCCGTCCAAGAACTATGCTCACCGTTATATGTCGCACAGACAAAGTGCCAACCCACCGACAGGGCATCGTCGGCCTCCAGGTTAATTTTTATGTTGTTTGTCTCGTCGTAGAGAACAATCTGGGGCTTATTGTCAAAGGATAATCTGAACCTCCACTCCTTATCGGGAGCGTCATCGTCCCATTTAGTTAATATCTCCTCTTCCAAGCCGTTATTTGTTACATTCACCCATGCACAGATACTAAAATCACCGTCCGTACCCTCTATAAAAGACAGTTCGTCGTGGTCGTTATCTATCCCATATCAAACGAACCTGTTCCCACCTTGCCGGTAGCGTGGAGAACTGATGTATTGGCTTCCGCAGTACCATCGTGGGGGATAGACGATACATTATCGTCAACCGTTGTGGATGCAGCATTTTCGTTTAACTTCCAATGTGCTATGCGGTCTGCGGTCAGGTCTATACTGTCGTCGGAAAATTCGACTTTCAATTGACGAGTGGCATTCAAGGACAACTTATACTCTCTGGTTGAACCATCCTTCCATTTCGATATTATTACCTGCTCCACACCCGTATCGACTACACTTATCCAAGCGGCAATACTGAACGGATTATTGCCCGTTTCGTAAAAACTCAGTGCATCCGCATCTGCTATCTCAACGGCATAAACACCATTAAAGTCAAAACACCCTGTCCCTACCTTGCCTGTGTCGTGTAAGTTCTCAGTATTTGTTGTTGCTATTCCGTTATGTGCATTTTCTTCACCTGCGGTGTGGGTAGTGGCATCATTATCGTTCAGTTTCCAGTGTTCCACTAAGTTGTCAAGGGCAGATAAATCTTCCGTACCGGCATAACCACCTATAGCAGCACCATCCGTAAAAAATCTCATATACTGATTGCCTAATTCGAGTATATAAGACTGGTCAGTAGAATACTCAAAAGGAATTATTCTGGTAGCGAGACTCGACTCTTTGACCTCGGCTATATATTTAGTGCCGGGCCGTTTGGTAGCACCGCCTTGCGGTAACGGAATCAGGTTCTCCATTACCTGACAACCCGACTGATACTTTGCCAAATCGTCCCTTGCGTTCAAGAGAGGCGAAAGCTCACCGGCATTGAAGTTATTGAATACCCTGTACGGATTACCGGCAAAGACCGCCGAGCATAACAATAATACAAAAACGAGTATCTTTTTCATTATTTCCTTGCATTTAGCCAAGTCTGGGTCTTAATAGTCATTGCACCGCCTTCCTGCGCATCTAAGGCACGTGCCGTATCAAGATAACCGATAACTTTTTTACTACCGTACAGCATAGCCTGCAAGTTCAAGGCCACAGCCTCATCACCCTTAATCGGGGCAGATAATTTACGGGCCAAGTTGATTACGAAACACTCTTTGGCATATATCGGCCATGTGTCTAAAGTCGTATGCTGATAAATGTATTCGACCTTGAGCGTATTAAGGTCTGCGCCCTGTGAAGTACAATAACTGGACAGGTCGGTAGTTTCAGTGCTTGATGTAAACGCCGTATCGACCAGATATGTCAGAGTGCTGCCCGAATCATCTGATTGAAGATACTCGCCTGCAAGATAGTCTGTGGACGTTACCCAACCAGATGGAGTTTCCCCCTCATTGGTCAATATTAAACCGTTTTCGACTTCAAACTTTGCGGTAGGGTCTTCCTCTATCTGTAATATCTTCAGATAATCCGAGGGCGGGGTGAAGGCATTGTCCCACCCAAACAAAGGGTCGGTAGTCTGGATTGCATAAGCCCTTTTCTTGGCGAAGTTCCACTTACCTGCTACAAGGATTTCGTCCCTTGCATCATCGAAAAACGTCGTGCAATAAGTATGGTTCTGGCTCGAACCGCTCCCTACTATTTCCTCCGCGCCTATCAGGCCCAAAGATTGATTGCATAGGGCTATATTTGCATTGTTCTCGGTCATCGACATAACAATACTCCCTAATTAGCCGATACTCTTGCGGCCCTGTCCAGCTTCCTGTAACACATATACCACGTTATCGCACCTGTTCCGGTAGATGATGTGTATTGCTCAATCTCGCCCGGCGAGCAGAACCAACTTAAGCGTCCACCGGCACCTACATTGGCCGTTATGTCAAGAACGCCCTCGTCGGTAGCACTATTAAACCTTATAACATCACCGGCACCAAGAGTATTAACGGTAACATCCGTAGAAAAATGACGGTCATAGTCCGAACCGGCTGCTGCGTCTAACAGGATGGTCATATCACCCGGGTCGCCTCCCATCGCAGTAGTGCATTGGCCGAACAAAGATAAAATTTCAATCGGCCCGCCCGTTACTGTGAACATCTGGTCGGTCTGTGCAGTCATTACAGTTGACATCGAGATGAACTGTACCCCGTTGTCATAACCTCTTGGTACTGCATAGGCAGGCTCGATAGGCAATCGCATAAACAATAGCCCGGCAATCAGACCGAGTATGACTGTACTTGTAATTAACTTCTTCACGTTATTTCCTTTCTTAAAATATAGGGGAGGGCTTTATGGCCCTCCCCTTAACCTGTTTACGGAGCTGCACCAACTACTGTCGCACCCGATGACAATGGTATATACTGAAGATAGAAATTAACTACCCCAGCAGTAAGGTCGTGGTCGTCGATAGTAAGTATTATATTACCATCTTTGACCACAAGCCATTCGTCAGCCATCTGTGCACCGTCAGCGTCAGCAGCAGTAATAAGCGTCCAAGTATCGCCTGCATCAAAAGCTGTACCATCTGCCACATCTTGTATTAAGAGTGCGGCGGTATTACCCGGCACTCCTAACTCTAGCGTATCGTTTGACGTTGATGTTACTTGTGTGGTGATAGTCGCCGCAGCTCTGCATAATATGTCGCCTGTTACAGTAAAAATAGTGGGGTCATCAGCGGCTCCATATCCGTTGCCTGCCGTCATAGCACTTGTTGTATCGCTAATCGTAATAGGTGTACCAGTAAGCAATGCCATCTCCGCAGCAGTGTCCATAGCGGAAGTATCAGCAATGATAGTATCAAGGTCCGTGTGAGCAAGGTCAAGCGATGCCTTGATGTTATCGTCCTGTGCAGTGCCGCCTATCGGGCCGGTAAAGTTGCCTATCATCGCATTTTGGTTGCCCGGCACTATCGGTCTTGCACTTAACGGCTGTACCATCAAATTAACAATAAGCAAGGAGATAACAACCACAAGCAGAACTGCTATTGAAACTTTTCCAATTCGCTCTTTCATACTTTCGTACTCCTTTCTTACTCAATGTGAAGGTCAATAATCGCAGTTTCAGAACCGCCGGCGGCACGCATAACGTAACCAATAAATGTATCGCCTTCAGCGGCAACGTCCATCAAACAGACCTGGCCTGCGGTGTTCGCACCTACGGCAACCCAATCACCGACAACAATAGTGTCAGTACTGTCAACAATAACCGGGCACGGCCCTGTTACCTGTGCCCAGTAAAAGTAATTGGCAGCCACTGCAATATGATTGACACCAACAGCAACGTTAGTCGGGTTAGTGGGAAATACGACCGTGTCTTTGTACTTGTTTTTGGTAAGTGTAATCTCACCAGAAGCAGCAGTCCAAGCAGTTCGTATTCCACCTGCATCAGCAATCTCTATCTCAATATCATAACCCGATGTAGCGTTGGCTGTACCAGCCTTGTTGTCCTTGATGATGTACATATTGCCCTCGCCGGTCTCATCCTCAACGGTAAGATAACCGTCAATGAAATCGTGAGCAGAGGCCGTAGAAGCACAAACAACAGTAACATTTTTATCACCGGCAGAAGGTACGCTCGGAGTATTGTCCTGAGCTTCATTCTGCCAGTTGGCAGTACCAACCGCCGCCTGATTAACAAGTGCCTTTGTCAAAGCAACTGCGCCATTTTCACAATAACGCCATCTTCGACCATCACGAGATTCAGCAATAGCACCAAGAGGAAAATACTTGGTAGATGTCGCGTGAAAGATGTCGCGGTCTGAAAGCAGATTTTCAGCTTTGATTCGCCACTGAGTATGGTTGGGAGTATCAATGTCTCCCCAAAATAAATTGTCATAACTCATAACTCTTTCCTTTCAAAAATGCGGGAAACACCCGCGAGAATAAAAATTATTGACATTCGATTTTGATGACCTTGTCTTCATCAAATCGCATGGCACCCATGTTCATGTGGACATAAACCTGCTGACAGTATGAATGTTCCGGCAACCTGTCAATAGCGATAGTCAATTCATCGGCCACGCCGAGAACTATGCCATCCTGTGCCCAGCACCAACATTCATAAACATTGGCGTCGCCGTCCACGTCGTTACTCGAACCGAGGGTTATCTTAGGCGTGCTAATCCAGTTGACTCCCATCCAGTTACCGAGTAAGCGACCTCTGGTAAGGGGCTTACTATCGTTGTAGTCCACATTGACGTACTCTTCCTGACCGAACAGGTTTGTTGCTTCTCTTGGAGAAATCGCACACCAGATAGGAATGTCCTCTTCAACGTCGTTGTTTGCGAAATACTCTAAAGCAAGCTCAATCTTCTCCGTCGTCATTCCTGTATCAGACGCGGAACAATTACCGGAAGAACAATTGTATGCAATAGTTCGTCCGGTGTCCTTGCCGGTGTACTTGGTATTCCCGCCCTGGCTCGCCCATGTAATTGTACTTCCCGCCCTGCGACCTGAAATGGTTGCGGCCTCAAACGCAGCAAGAATAATGTCGTCCTTCTTGCGATTGACGGCCCGCTTAAAAGCGGTAACGAACTCGCCTTCAAGAGATAACTTAATGCTCAAGTCGTCATCTTTGTCGTACCTCACCGAATTGTGGTACGGTGTGGTTTCAACCCAACGCCTTTGAGTGGAAGGGTCAAGTGTAGGAGTTTTAGAGTTTCTACCCGTCTTCTCCTGCAAGCTGAACTCGTCCATCATATCAAAGGCTTTGTCTTCGGCGGAAATAAGGCCGTACTCAGTCCTTACTGCTTTGGCAAACTTCGACTCCTTTTGCTGACAAGCATGATACAAATCGTCATGAAACTCATCAACGAAGAAGTTCGGAGTGCTATAACTCATTGTAATACTCATAAGGTTATCCTTTCCAAAAATACTTAAAAACGGTTTCTATTTCGGAAAGGTAATCCTTGCGGGGCTTTCCTAACACTTTACGCCTGTATTCGGCGGTGCCACTTTAGCACAAGCATCAGGGCCACTTACGTGGGTAATCTGAATTATAGATGCCTACGCCGACATCTTCTTATATAGTTCGCTTTTTCTTTTTATAAGCTCCTTGTACTTTGGTTGGTTCTTGAAATTAACCGGATTTTCTTTCATAATAGCGTCCATCTGCGAGCGTACATCATTTATCTGAGACCGGATATTGTCTTTCGACGCCGACGTCGTTGCGGGAACGCCCTTCAAAGTGTCCTCACTCATAGCATTTGCGATATTGTCGAGGAACTTTATTATAGGGACGTTGTTTTCGAGATTCGAAGCGGCAATAGCATCCACACCGCCGTATCTCTCCATGACGGCCTGTGCGCGTTGTACCTTCATATCGTATTCATCTTTCCACTCTTTCTTCAGCTCGGCCTTTGCCGCTTCTGCGGCCTCAGCCTGTTGCCGAGTGGTCTGTTCGCTGAAAGCGTCAATATCCTCGGAAATGCTGTTATGATAGAAGTCAAGAATGTCCTTAAAGTCCTGTTGAGACCAGTTCTTTTTCCTGCCAAACTCACATAAGGCTTCCATCTTCTTATCGTCGAGCGGGCCGAGCTTTACCGCTAATTCGTCGGGTAACTCGTACTCGTAAGTCTCCGGCACATTATGGGCCTTCGCCCACGCCGCCTTGACCTCATCAGACGAAGTTTCGGTCGGTATCTCGACCAGCATGTTGGGGTCTTTACCGAGCTTCTTTTTGGTATTTATATGAGAAATTACAAGGTCATCATAAGTTTTGTATCTTGACAAATGGGCCTTGTTGTCTTCACCATACTTATCATACCAGTTCTCGGCAAAAGTACCGTCGGGGTTTACAGGTGAGGTTGCTTCTGTTGTTTCATCCGGCATTTTCAGTCCCTCCCTGTTTGTCCTTATCTTCAATGAAGTCCCAGTCGCCTGGCAAGGGTACCCGGTTCGCCCTGAATCCCGCCTGTTTCAACTGGGCGTTAGTTAAAGGTTCACCCCAATTGAGCTTTTCCGGTTCGTATCTTCGCCGGTACAGTTTCGGTATCCGTCCCCTTATCCGCTCACCGGTCTTGTTTTTCTGGCCGAGATTCTTTGGATAATCGAGTAGGTAGTCTTCCAGCGTAGCTACTTTGCCCGCTTTCTTCTCCCGCTCCACTTGCGGCTCAACAACCTCGCCGTCGGCCTTGCGACATTTACCACTGCAATAATCGTCGTCGTACCACACCACACCGTCTTTGCGTTCCGCTCCACAATACCTACATTTGTTTCTCATTTTTCAATTCCTTTTGATTTAAAAGTTTTTCTGCTTTCTCTATATTCCAGTCAATAACACTGTGAATAAAAACCGATACCGACCTTTGACCTGTATTATATGCACATTGGTAGGGGTTAAGATTAAAAGTGTTGGCCTTGTAGTTTGTGAATTTGTCCAGTTCGTTTAAGACAAATTCACCGTCAGGGCCGCTAAAGAATCTCCTAAAACGGGCCGAGCGATTCTTAATCATTTTTTGTTGTTCTTCTGTTAAGTTAAATTGCATTTAGAATCTCCTCTGTTATACTTCCTTCATCCGGTTTAGTTCCTGCGGTCTTAGCGGCCTTAGCAAGTTCAGGTACCGCCTCCAACATTTGCTGTTGTTGTATGGCCTGGGCGTCAGCTTCTCTCTTAGCGTCCCTGTCCTTTTCGCTTCTTAGCCAAGTGGCGGGGGCGCCATGATTCCTCATAGAATCCCTGAACGCTGTATCGGTATTAAGATTGTCCATATGGTTGGAAATTTCAGCCATCGGTGCCCATTCCAATAATACCTGGGCCAATGCTTCAGTTTCTAATGTCTTTAGCGCAAGGGCTAAGCGGCCTAAGTACATTACATTATACTCTTTCCCGGATAATTCGGGCGGCATTTCGGGTAATTTGTTCTGTTTCGACAGTATTCCAATCATCCTGTGTATCATCGGATTGAATAGTTCGCTCTGTAATCTGCCGATTATCGGGGTTAAGAACCTCATCTTCTGCTCAACCCTCGCCATAACTTCGGTAGCGGTCATATTCTGACGGTCGATAAGCGGGTCGAACATATCTACAAAGTAACCCTTCTGTATGTTCTGCTGGACGGAGAGAATAGCCTTTTCCATCTCAACTAAATTGCCTTTGAACTCCCAGTAGTCCGGCTTCTCGCCGCCCGGACTGTAGAGGACAACTCCGCCCGGCTGAGTTGCCAACGGCCAAATAGAACCGTCGTTCGGCAAAAGAACCGGCGGGTCAACCATCTTCTCCCAACCCTTTATGCGGGTCTTTTTCATAGCACAGCACATCTTTATATCGGGCAGTTTCTTCATTGTAGGCGACCGGCCATATTCCTCCTGAGCGTCCTTATCAAACCTGTTAACCTGATAAGGAAGTTCAGGATAACCACCAACAGATATGCTTTGCCTCTCCGTTCGTGAGATATAAATAGAAGCAAAAGGCATATTTATAGGGTCGTCCTTACCGGGGTCGTATTCCTTCCTCGGAAAGACCGCGTGGATGAACTTGAACTTTTTGTCCATCTGGCCAATGTCGTTATAAGCAGTATTTATTTTTTCTCCGAGTTTGTCCGCACCAAACTCCTGCACCGCCTGACGTGCAGTGTATTCGAAAGTCCTGAATACCGTATCAACTATACCATCAGAATTGGTTACTATATAAACCCCTGATATATGAAAACACCTGAATACTATCGGTGTCTTTTTGCCCTTCTCCACGTAAAGACAGGCAGTACCAAAACAACACAACTGCTTCAAGAAACAAAAGAACTCCTGACGGAAATTGGAACTCACAAGATACTTGTGCAAGACCGCCGTGGTCTTTTCAAGCCATTGCCTTACATTGTCATTGTCTGCAAGCTCCGCGTCGTCAATCTCTAAGACAAAAGCCCTGCTGTCCGTAGGAAACATATACGAATATAAACCCGCCGCCAATTGGATTAAAGACTCCTCGGCAGTAGTATCAAATAAATCTTCGCTCGGCTCGCCCTTGCCCTTCTTGTTCGTTATCTGATTGTTCTGGGGCATAGCGTAATCAGCACATTCCTGATATTGACTATCCCACACTGCGCGGTCAGCCTCAAGTATCTCTACTCGTTTTATAATTTTTTCAACATCCATCTTTAACCTAACCTGGTTTTGAGAATATCATTGCGCTGGGCCGTCATTCGACCGGCGAGTATATTCGCCTGCCTGCCGCCCCGCCTGTTCGTTACCCTTTTTTTGGCCTGTTCCTCTTCCCGGCCCAATACGGGTTCCGGTACGGGGTCTGGGTCTTTGAACTTTGGTTTCTGTGCGGCGCTACCAGTCATAGGATTTTCCTTTCGATGTTGACTTTATGTTCCAATTCATTTGTTTTCCAATGCCTCAATGCGCATCTTCAAACTCTTAATGTCATTAACAATGGTTAGAAGTTCACTGGGAGTTATACCATCAACCCCGTCCTTGCCGTCCTTGCCATCGAAATAATCTTTGCCTTTGACAGGTGTGTAACCGTCCTTGCCGTCCTTGCCGTCCTTGCCATCAAAATAATCTTTGCCTTTGACGGGTGTGTAACCGTCCTTGCCGTCCTTGCCGTCCTTGCCATCAAAATAATCTTTGCCTTTGACGGGCGTGTAACCGTCCTTGCCGTCTCCACCGTTCCTGCCGTCCTTACCGTCCCTGCCATCAAAATAATCTTTGCCTTTGACGGGTGTGTAACCGTCCTTGCCGTCCTTGCCATCAAAATAATCTTTGCCTTTGACGGGCGTGTAACCGTCCTTGCCATCGAAATAGTCTTTGCCTTTGACGGGCGTGTAACCGTCCTTGCCGTCTCCACCGTCTTTGCCAGGGTCTCCTTTCGGGCCTCTATCGCCCTGGGCCAAGACCTCTAACGGGCCGCCACCTTCGCCGACAAGAAAAAGACCACCCGACTTAACTATAATTCTGCTCGCTATCTTAGCGGCAAGCGATTCTGTGAGTTTTTCCTTTTCCGTTAAGTGCTTTTCTTTTATCATAATGTACCCTTCGGTCTATAACTTGAAACTCATATTCTGCGTAACAACCTTCCGATGCTTCTGGTGCGATGCGGGGATTCCAACCTTCTTACAAGCAAGAAAAAAGAAGTTCAGAGCCGTCCGGTAATGGTCTTGCTTGTCGCCTATCTTCTTGTAATGGTAAGAAGTACTGCCCCTCGAATCAGTCTCTAAAAATTTCGCCCTCTGACACATCTGGTGAGCGAATATATCAACTTCATGACAACGCCTCGGTATTAACATCCTGCCGGGCTTTGTTACCATGTAGTGAGTCTCGTCAAACAGGTCGGTCATATTGACTTTTACTACGTTATCTGTACCCCAATTATCAAACATCTTCAGATTGTGCTGGACGTAACAGGGATAAACCGTATTGCCGTAAGGAGCCTCTGTTTTTGCCCATTCCCGTATCTTGTGGCTCTCAGGCATAGCATCGCCGACAGTGGCCTTGACGTTGAACCTGACAGCCAAATCGTGCAAATCCGCCCAATCCTTAACACGAGCCAACTTGACTATCCTGTAACGGTCGTTGCCTATCCTGTGGCCTATAACAACGTGCAGTAAAGGAAAACCAACGTCAAAACCCATAGCACAAGGGCCAGGATGAGAATACATCATGTGGTCAGACGTGCAACATTGGAGCACCTCAGTCTCCCTCAAAATGTCCTCGGCGCGGGCAAAAGCGTTGCCCAATACCGTTCTCTGAAACTCGGCCTCGGTAGTATCGTAATCCTCTGGGCAATCATACTCTTTTAAGACGTGAGCCAAGTCTCTGTTCGGATTCAATAACTGTGAACACCAATAGCCAACAGTCTCCTTCGATGGTGAATCCATTTGCCACGAACCATTGACCCTGTGTATCCGCGAACCACAGTGGACACAGGCGGGATAACCCTTACCATCCCTGTCTATCTTGATACAATCGGGAAAATCGGTCTCCATACAAGTAAATTTACGGCAGTTATCGCATTTTATTTGCCATCTACGCATATCTGATTTTCCGTAGAGCCTATCAATACCGTCATCAGGGAGCTTTGGAGTCCCCATATCACTCCTGCGATTGATTGTAGAGTTCCCTAACCTCTGACTGACCTGCGCGGCCATCTCATTATCAAATAAGTCCCTCTCGTCCAAAAGTACCCAGTCGGCAGGAATTGACCGTACCGATGTAGAATCCTTCGCCATACCACCAATAATAGTCGTACCAGATAAACCAAGAAAACTTATGTTGGTCTTGGCTATCCGCCGCTTATAAACCGCATTTATGTCGTTACAAGACTTCTTCAGGAACGTATTGTCAGTCAACATCGGCTTGAACCGACTACCAGAAAAGTCCTCAACAGCAGTTTTTGACGGAAAATAGTATATAATACCCTGCGGATAGAGACCATACATAGCACCGTGGGCTATCTCAATGGCCTTGCCCATCGTAGCTCCGGTCTGAGAACCCTTCTTAATGACCTCAGTAGTCTTGACCTTACCGTCGTCAGTAACAGAACGCATTAACTCCAATTGATATTGACGACCCTTAAGAGAAAATGGCCGACCATCAATCAATAACCCGTTAGTCCACGCCCAGTAAGGCGCGTCAACCGCACTATTCTTTTCCCGACTTAATTCCATCTTGCTTGCGCAAAAAAAGACGGCGTGTAGAAGGTGTAGGCTCCTACACAGCCGTCCTAATTTGCGTACTACCTTTATTTAATTATCAAATTATTTTAGTTGCAACGGAATATGCCTAATGCCATCCCCGTCAATACTAAGCCGCCCTTCACCAAAAACGGCGAGGTCGGTAAAATACGCACCAAAATCCACCTTTCCCAGCCTTTCCGCAATAATTCGCTTGCAAGACCGTAACCAATGGTTTGCTTTCTTCCATTCCTCGCGAGTCATTTGCCTTGACGGGTTCCTGTACTCAAAGTATATCATGTTTCTGGTTTCGTTACATCTATTCATACTATTATCCTCTTGTCAGGGGTAACTATGGCCTTCTTCTCAATAATTACAGGCTTGAATATAAAAGCATCCTTTTTCGGGTTGTAACCCAGTGCCAATACCATGTCCTTCGGTAAAGAATCCAAATCATCGGACGGAATAGTAATGGATTTTGCCTTTTCACGCGTACATATACTATTAACAACAAATAAAAACGCCCGATTAAGACCGGCCTGGTTCAAAGTCTTCCTTGTAGAGTTGCCACAACAGAATTTGTACTTCTTGCCACTGCCACAAGGACATAAATCGTTCCTGCTTACCATTATTTCAACCTGCCCTTCTTGTCCCTCGGCCATAACTTAATTATCTTCTCAGGTAAAATGTCTATCCTGTTCCATAACTTAAAATTCGTCCTCGAAACCGTACTGTCGCCCTTGCCAGGACCCCTGTATTTCAGTTTTGGACCGTATAACTCCCTCATGGCATAAATTGAGCAGGCGGAGACGGCCTCTTCCAACGAGTAGCGTCAGAAACCGACACGCCTATTACCTCCGATAACTTAAATATCGCACGCTGTGAACGACCGTCCTCGTCCTTGCCCGTAATGTCAACCCAACCATCCACACCAGTACGCCAATCCTGTACCATACTAATAGCCTCCTCCTTGGGTACAAACGTATACCACTCATGAAAAGCTGTAAATATAGTAAAACAAATCATTTATGCTCGCCCTCTTCATCCATTGTGTCGCTTTCGTCCCCTACACCCACAAGTATAGTGCAATCATCAGGGTGAAACCAACATTGAACACCTTCCGGTGGATTTGTCATAAAACGACATTCCTGACACCGCCTATCAGATTCTATCATTAAATTGCTCCTTTCAAATATTACCTGCGCCTCCGCCTCCTGCCGCCCCTGCGAGGCTTAATGTCCCCCTTGGTATAGTACATAGAACCACCCCCTCCCACTTCCCGCCTCCCCCCCTGCCTTGAAAAAAAGCATGCTTATTGCTCATAATTGGCCCGCCTTTGCCTGCCCTTTGGCCCGCCTTTGCTTGTCCTTTTCCCTGGTACATCTTACGCCTCCCTAACCAACTTAATTCCTTTGCGTGCCTCATCCTCCGTTCTCAACCTTGCCGCGAGGGCCGCTAATGCCCTGTCTTCCTTACTCATAGCCTTCATGAGAGCCTGCTCCCGCTCCTGGTTAGGTGCCACCTCCCGCTTAGCACCTATCATATCAGCTACAAGAGAGGCGGCCCGGACCTTCTCGGTCTTGGTACTGGTGGGGTCGGTTACAATAGCATACATCTTCTCAATTAATTGTTCGCGTGTAACATCGGCCTTTGCTTGGCTTTCACGGTCAATGGCTTCTATAGCTTCCCTAACCCGTAGGTTACCGAAGACGTCCTTGACGGCCTTACCAGACTTGCAACTTGACTCAGCGTAACCTATTTTGCGCATGGCAGCTTCTTTATTTCTGCCGTTAGTCGTAAATTCACGAGCTATGGCATTAACTGTGCTTTGGTCTTTTATGCTTGGCATTTTTGGTTTTCTTGGCCTTTTTGGTTGGTTCAAGTGTTTTTGTTGGTTCTGGTTCTGGTTCTTTAGACAGTTTTGCAGCCCTGCGAGCTGCCTTCATTGGTTTGGGTTGTACTCGCATTATTATTCTCCTAATTGAGTCTCTGGTATTTAACAAACCAAATTGTACTCTTGTTAGTTATTTACTTAACAACATTAAACCAACAGGCTTAAACGGGATAGACCTATATGACGGCTTATGTTCTGATAGTGGACAGACCGGAGACCAGTGTAAAGCATCCCTTGGCCTGGACATGTGGTACGTTACCCGACCCACAACCCTGTTTTGTCCGATTGTCATCTGTCATATCATACCTTTTTGAGCTTTACGCCGGTTTTAAGGTTTTTATATCATAACCGGCCACCGTATTTTTACCGTTACAATTATCTATCTAACCATAAACGGTTGTTTTCTGAACTTGCGCGGTTTTCTGTGCCAGAACGCACTGCCTTTACATTTGGTGAAGTATTCCGGCCTTGTTGCCGTTGCGTTCGCGCAGTAGTAGCATTCATACCACTCTTTTTCATCGCCGTTCGCCGGTAACATTGCATTAAAGCCGTCTGGTACAAACGGCACATCATCAACCCCGCAACCTTGCAGGATATTTGCTATTGATACCATACTATTATTATTATACGCGCGGGCCAAAAAAATGTCAAGCAAAAAAAACAAAAATTTTTTCTGTCAACAATTAGAACTTTGCCAAATCACCGGTTTTACTATCGACAAAAAATCTCAAACCTTATCAACAAAATGTTGCGATTTCAGGCCAAAAACAACGATTTTGAAAAAATATTGGAAATTATTAAAGTTTATGGTTGACATTTGACGATTATATAGTAGAATTTCAATTGTGAAATGACCGATAATTGATAGCTTTTATTGAAAAGGGCAAAACTATGAAAACACGAAAAGAAATCGCAAAACTGCAAACCGGAGACATCATCAAAAGCAGTGTAGGGCCTTTGGGTAGTCAAACTACCGCTGCCGTATATGGTGGCAAGTGTATAGGCACATTTGACACGGAGGGAGAGGCCGACCATGCCATTGCTGCGTACTTAAGGGCGAATCGCTGGTATCCAACAATATGGATTGTAAGCGACCACGGCAAGTTGACTGTTGATACAGAATTTTATCCAGAATAGAAGAATATCAACCCGCACCGGAACACCGCCGGTTCAACTCCGGCGGCGGGTTTTTGTGGAATTGGAATTGAATTGATAATTTTATTGTAAAGGGTAAAACTATGGCAAAAAGGAAAGCATTGGGCTACAAAGTGCCCTGCAAACCAGGCAAATCTCACCACGTGGGTATGATAACTGGTATTTGCTCAATCTGCAAAAAGCAGATACATTCACCCAACCCAGAATTCGGGAAAATGTGGCACGGCGTCTTTGGTAAATAAAACTTTAATGTAAAAGGGTAAAATTATGACTACAAATGAAGCACGCAAATTAGGTTATAATGTATATCGCAGGTCGAACGGACGATGGAGCGCGTTCAACGAAAAGAGGTTTTTTGGTGATTATCGCACGCGGGCGATATTACTAAAAGAAATCGAAAAACACGAAGCAAATTCGTAACAATCTCCTCCACCGCGCCGGTAACACGGCGCGGACTTGGATGTTGTTGAAATTGAATTGAAACTTTAATGAAAAGGGGTAAAATTATGAAAACAAAGGCAAAGCCGAGAGACATTATCAAGCGCAGCACCGGGCCATTGGGCAACCAAACTATTGTAGTCGAATATGATAGAAAGTATATCGGCACATTTGACACGGAGGGAGAGGCCAACCATGCTATCGCTGCACATACGAAGGCGAATCACTCGTATCCAACCGTTTGGATTATGGATGACCACGGCAATTTGACTGTTGATACAGAATTTTATCCAAAGCCCGGAACACCGCCGGTTCAACTCCGGGCACGGGCTTTGTAGAATTGAATTGAAACTATTTTTGGAAGGGTAAAACTATGCAACTTTACGAAAAGTACAGACCTAAAACACTGGACGGAGTCTTAGGTCAGTCTAAGGCCGTCAAGAAAATTGAACGACTATTAGAGCGAGGATGGGGCGGGCGCGCCTATTGGATTAGTGGTGCGTCCGGGACAGGTAAAACCACACTTGCCCGAATTATTGCAAGCCACGGCGCGGACAACTGGTTTGTAGAAGAGTTTGACAGCGCGGACGCATTGACTGTCTCGGCAATTGACGAAATCGACCGGACTATGAACTTGTACGGCGCGGGCAAAGGTGGCAGGTGCTTCATTATCAATGAAGCGCATGGCCTGCGAAAGCAGTCAATCCGTAAGCTCTTAGGTATCCTGGAACGGATACCGGCGCATGTTGTATTTATCTTTACAACGACTAAGGACGGTGAGGCCGGACTATTTGAAGACCAGATAGACGCAAGCCCGCTCCTGTCAAGGTGTATCCGTGTTCAGCTTACTAATCAGGGATTAGCTAAAGTATTCGCCGAACATTGCCGGTCAATCGCGGCAAAGGAAAGTCTGGACGGAAAACCGTTGCAAAGCTACATTAAACTCGCGGCAAACTGTAAGAATAACTGCCGAATGATGTTACAAGCTATTGAAGCGGGTGAAATGGTATAAACTTTTTTTAAGGGTATAAAAATGAAAAAAATACATTACAAAGGCACCGACAAGGATATGAAGTGCGAGGGTTTTCAGTACGAACTCGGCAAGAAATATGAGTGCAGGGGCAAGATAGAACTCTGCCGCAACGGGTTTCACGCTTGCAAAAATCCATTTGATGTTTTCAAATATTACCGACCTGATGGCAGAAATCGTTTCTTTGTGGTGGAACAATCCGGCAAAATGAAGGACGATGGAGAAAAAACTGTATCGCAATACATCGAAATCAAGTCCGAATTGTCCTTGAAGCAAATTTTCGAGATTGGCTTCAAAAACATATTCGATACTACCAAAAGAAAAGCATCAAAAAAAACACAAAATACATCAAATAATTGTGCTCATGCCAACACGTCGGGCGATAAAGCCCACGCGAATACATCGGGTGATTATGCTCACGCGAACACATCGGGTTATCGTTCCTATGCCAACACGTCGGGTGATTTTGCTTATGCGAACACATCGGGCAATTATGCTTACGCGAACACATCAGGCGAAGAAGCCCACGCCAACACGTCGGGTGATGAAGCTCGCGCGAATACATCGGGTGATGAAGCCCACGCCAATACGTCGGGTTATCGCGCTCACGCCAATACATCGGGTTATTGTTCTTGTGCTAATACATTGGGGGATAAAGCCCACGCGAATACGTCGGGTATTTACGCTCACGCGAATACATCGGGTGATTATGCCCACGCGAACACATCGGATTATCGCGCTCACGCCAATACATCGGGTTGGCAAGCTCATGCGAATACATCGGGCTATGAAGCCCACGCCAATACATCGGGCTGTCGCGCTCACGCTAATACATTGGGTTGTCGCGCTCACGCCAATACATCGGGTTGGCAAGCTCATGCGAATACATCGGGCGATTTTGCTCGCGCGAACACATCAGGTGATTGTTCCCACGCGAACACATCGGGTGATGAAGCCCACGCCAATACGTCGGGTTATCGCGCTCACGCCAATACATCGGGTTATCGCGCTCGCGCGAATACATCAGGTGATTGTGCT